ACTTTGATGCTTGCTTGTGGTGTTGCTGTAGGAGCAAGTATTGAGGATAACTGTATTTCCTACAATCTCAGCAATACAAGTGCTATAAGAAAACAAGCGGTCAAACTGGCAGGACATAGAGTTGGCGCTTTTATTAATTGTTGGGTCTGAATTGTTGGCCCAAATATGTACTAATTCGCTATTGCTAGAATATTTTGTTTTCATGTTAAAAACCTCCGGTGGTTAAGATATAAATAGTCATAAGGCCAGCACCAAGCGCCGCGCCTAAGATACAGCTCAGCGTAAAATCTAAGCGGGTTGGCTTATTCATAATGTCGGCGCCTTTACTTCTAATTCATAGCCTAAAGCCTGAATCAATCCAAGCTTAGATCGGCTAAGGGTTTTGGTGCCGATAAGATCGGCGAAGACTTGCGCCGTATCATTAGCGGGATAGATGGTCTCATTGCCATATACTTGCTTGATTGTTACTAATACTTTCTTATCCATTGCGCTTCCTCCTAAAGTGTTTAGTAGGCGCTTTACTAAAGCGCTCCATTGCATTATTGCCATAGGTTGTCTATCATGCAATTAGGACAAACCCTTAGTTGAAAGAAAACAACACATGGCTGGAAAACCAATCACAAAGGCAGCACTCGAGAAGTTAGGCAAACTCGGGATGGAGGCGATAGCCGAGAAGCTAGGCGAAGGCGCAACAACTGCAGAGATTGCCGCGGCCTGTGGCGTATCACGTCCGATCCTCTCAAAGTTCCTAAACGCTCCTGAAAACAGAGACCGCTATGCGCAAGCCCGTGAGACACGCGCCGCAAATCACGCCGAAAGAATAGAGGAACTCGCAAACATGGTCGAGGCGGGGACGATGGATACAAACGCCGCAAGAGTATCCATTGATGCGCGCAAGTGGGTGGCCGCGCGAATGGATCCAACACGCTGGGCAGATAACAAAGGCGTCGCGGTTAATATCTCCATCACTGATCTACACCTGGGTAGCTTGCGCAAGGTGACGACGATAGATAGTGAGTGAGTACTTACTTACGTTATTGACAACACTAGTAGTCATTCGTGCTATAATAAATCGTCTTAGACCCCCCACTGCCCGAAATATCGGGGGCGCCCTGGGTACGGAGGGTCACAGACATCGATGTCCAAAAATTTAAAAAAATAAAAATTCGGAGGATTTATGCAATTTGTAGCGTATTACAGAGTGTCCACAGCCAAGCAAGGACAGTCGGGTCTAGGCCTAGAAGCTCAGCAAGAGGCTGTCGAAAAATTAATAAAATTTAAGCGTGGAGAAATTTTAAAAAATTTCCAAGAAATAGAATCTGGTGCGAACAACAGCCGGCAGCAGCTCACCGCCGCTATGAAGTATTGCCAAACACACAATGCTACATTAGTAGTGGCTAAACTGGACCGCTTAGCACGTGACGCTAAGTTCCTCCTGACTTTGGCAGATTCTGGAGTACCACTCTTATTTGGTGACTTTCCTGATTTAGACGGAACAACCAGTGTAGGTCGCATGGTTCTGACGCAAATGGCGGCTGTCGCGGAGTTTGAGCGTCGTAGGATCTCCGAGCGTATCGTTGCGGCCTTAGATCAAGCCAAGCAGCGTGGTACTAAACTAGGCGGCTACCGAGGCGGCGAAGTATCCACAGACGCCAGACGAGCAGCCAAGCAAGCAAGATTAGCAAAGGCAGATAAGAAAGCCCATGACGTGTTGGCCCAAGTGATTGCCATAGATCCAGACAATCAAATGTCCAGAACGAAGTTGGCAGATGAATTAAACAAGCGTAATATCGAAACTCCAGGTGGCAAAGGACTGTGGAGTACAACTACAATAACCAGACTTTTAAAAAGAGTAGAGGCCATACATGAGCAGCAACGTGACGTCGCAGCAAAATCCGTTCGATCAGTTTCTAATCGATTACAAAAACGACCCCGTACGGTTTGTAAGGGAGGTTTTAGGAATTGAGCCAGACGTATGGCAAGCGGATCTATTAAACGCAATTGCCAGTGGCGAACGACGCATTTCAGTGCGCTCAGGCCACGGAGTTGGTAAATCGACAGTAGTATCGTGGGCGGCGATTTGGTACATCTTGACGCGTTTTCATACCAAGATTGTTCTAACAGCCCCCACCTCTGCCCAGTTATACGACGCCCTCTTTGCGGAGATTAAGCGTTGGATTAAAGAATTACCGCAGCCGTTGCAAGATTTATTGGATGCTAAGGCAGAGCGTATTGAGTTAAAAGCTTCTCCGACAGAGAACTTTATTTCAGCGAGAACGTCTAGAGCTGAACAGCCAGAAGCGTTGCAGGGTATCCACGCTGAACACGTCATGCTGATTGCCGATGAGGCGTCTGGTGTACCTGAGCAGGTGTTTGAAGCCGCGGCAGGTTCCATGTCTGGACATTCAGCCGTAACCATTTTGCTAGGAAACCCTGTACGTTCATCCGGTTTCTTCTACGCCACCCACACCCGCCTAGCCGACCAATGGTGGACCAGAAAAGTTTCATGTACTGACAGCTCCCGGGTAAGTAAGGAATACGTCAGTGAGATGGCAATTCGCTATGGAGAGGAATCAAATGCTTACCGTATTCGTGTATTGGGTGAATTTCCTAAATCAGATGACGATACCGTTATCCCTATGGATCTTTTGGATTCTGCTGTCCAACGAGATGTAATGGGATCAAAAGTAGCTCCGATGATTTGGGGTTTAGACGTGGCACGGTTTGGTTCAGATTCGTCCACACTTTGCAAGCGAAAAGGTAATGAGGTTGTAGAGCCTATCCGTCGCTGGCGTAATTTAGATTTAATGCAATTAACTGGCGCCGTAGTGGCAGAATGGGAAGCCCTTGAAGAAAAAGACCGGCCTCAAGAAATATTGGTGGATTCGATTGGTTTGGGAGCTGGTGTTGTTGACCGCCTCCGTGAGCTTAATCTCCCTGCTCGTGGTATTAATGTATCTGAGTCTCCTGCTATGGGAACAACCTACCGCAACCTCCGGGCAGAACTTTGGTACAAAGCCAAAGCCTGGCTTGAACGTCGCGATTGTCGCCTCCCCAAAGATGAGCAACTTGTCTCAGAACTTGCCACAGTGCGGTATAAATTTACCTCCAATGGGAAACTGCAAATCGAAGCAAAAGAAGATATACGCAAGCGGGGGCTACCCAGCCCGGACTTAGCGGACTCCTTTGTACTTACCTTTGCGACCGATGCCGCAGTAGTTTCTTACGGCACAAGCTTTAATTCCAAGTGGTCAAAACCCTTGAAAAGAGGACTTTCGATGGTATGATGACCACGTATTACCTCCGAGGCGTAGTTATGGTTCTACGCATTTTGGGTCAGCGTCACGAACTGACCCACTTTTTTATTAAAATCTGATAAACTCACACGCATATTGCCTATAGGAATAATCATGCCTTTAAAGAAGTCGACTTCCAAAACTGCATTTACCGGAAATATTCGCAAAGAAATTGCGGCGGGTAAAAAACCTAAACAGGCTGTAGCGATTGCATACGCGGTAAAACGTGAAGCCACCAAGAAAGGCAAAAAATGATTAGCCCAAAAGATCTCAAAGCAATGGAGCAATACACCTCCAAAATTAAACCAGGTCCAAATCCATTGAACGAAAAGAAACCTGCCCCATCAGTATCTCGTGGCAACAAGAATCAACAGGTGCCTAAAGGATTCAAATAATGTGGGAACTCATAGCTAATATGCTCGGCAGTGATATGCAAAAAGATGGGCTAAATTCGAATACAATCAACCCATCAGGCGTAAGCCCCACCGCCCCTAAATCCCAAGAAGCTACCGTTGAGATGGCCGAACAAGGTATTGCTCCTAAAATTGAAGCCCCAATGACAACTACTATGGGCGATATGGCAAACAACATGGCTACTGGATTGCTGTCTCCGTATACTAAAGGTATACAAGGTGTTAAAGATCTATACGCCAATCCAGGCAACAAACAAGCGTTGGGTTCTGTACTCAATATGCTTTCTTCAACTAAACCGACTCAAACTGAGTCCAATATGCCGTCTATGACTTCGGGCAACTTAGGTCTTCCTGCTTCTGGAATGCAAGGCCCCATGATGCCAAATCTACAGTCTAGACGCGGTGGTTTAGCAAATCAGGCCTTTGGCCGTTACTACTAAGAATACATATGGCAATTAGAAAACCTGCACCTCAAAAGACTGCTGCAATTGACGATCAAGAAGCAATTGAGCGTATTCTTGATGAATTAGAAAACGAGCATGATGCTAAGCAAGCTGACGCCGAAGCAGCGGAAGATGCTGCCGAAGGTGAAGCTGGTGAACTTTATGAGCCAATGAGCGAAACCAACCTCGAGGCTATCGTCGCGGGCGAGTTGCAAGATTGCGTTCGATACATTGACTTAGAGATTGGTGGCGCCCGCGCCCTAGCTACTTCTTACTATCGTGGTGATCCTTTAGGTGATGAAGAAGAAGGACGTTCCAAAGTTATCTCTATGGACGTTCGCGATACTGTGATTTCTTTGATGCCACAGTTGATGCGTATTTTCTTCTCTAGCGAGAAAATCGTTGAGTACACACCCGAGACTCCTAACGAAGTTGAGATGGCTGCACAAGCTACTGATTACGCCGACTATATTGTTCAACGCGATAACGAAGGCTTTAAGGTTATCTACTCTGCAATTAAGGATGCCTTAGTTCGCAAGTCTGGCTTTGTTAAATACTGGTGGAATGAGAACGACGAAGTTCATACCGAGAATTACACTGGGTTAGACGACAACGCTGTTGCCATGCTGATGCAAGACAACGAAGGCGTAGAGTTCCAAATTGAAGCTTCTTATGCAATGCCTGGCGTACTGCCTGAGCCATTGATTGGTCAAGATGGCCAGCCTGTGATTGACCCGATGACCGGTCAAATGATGATGGGCGAGCCACCCGTAGTTCACGATGTACGTATTAAGCGTCGTATTTCTAAAGGTCGTATCAGCATTCAAGCTATGCCTCCAGAAGAGTTTTTAATCGATCGTCGTGCGCGTTCCATTAAAGACGCTATGGTAGTAGCACATAGATCAATGAAGACCGTTTCCGAATTAGTATCTATGGGATACGATGAAGACGATATGCGTCAATTCGTAACATCAAATGAACTTGACACCAACATTGAGTACATTACCCGCCAGCCCCTTGCTCGTGCTATTGGCGGTTTTGATTCTTTCAATCCTGCTCTTGGTCGCGTGCTGTATATTGAAGCTTACGCAAAAGTAGACTTTGATGGAGATGGAATTGCAGAACTTCGCAAAGTCTGTATGGCTGGTCCTACTTTTAAACTCTTGCACCACGAGCCAGTCGACCATATGCCGTTTGCAATTTTCGAATGCGACCCCGAGCCTCACGCTTTCTTCGGCTTGTCGATTGCCGATGTAACAATGGACATCCAACGTATCAAGACTCACTTGATGCGCGGTATGCTCGATTCCTTGGCTCAATCTATCAATCCACGTATGGCGATTGTAGAAGGTCAAGTAAACATTGATGACGTTTTAAACAATGAAGTTGGCGCCATTATTCGCCAACGCGCCCCAGGTATGGCTCAGCAACTAGAGACTGCTTTCGTTGGCGGCGCTGCAATGCCGGTTCTTGACTACATGGATATGGTCAAAGAAGCTCGTACTGGTATGTCAAAAGCTTCTATGGGTCTTGATGCCGATGCACTGCAGTCTACGACTAAAGCAGCCGTTAATGCTACTATCACTGCCGGTCAAGGACAAGTCGAATTGTTGGCTCGTGTTTTAGCTGAAGGTATGAAACAGTTGTTTAAAGGCATTTTGTTCTTAATTGTTCAAAACCAAGACAAAGGTCGCATGATCAAATTGCGCGACAAATGGGTAGAGATGGATCCACGTACTTGGAATGCCAATATGGATGTTTCAGTTAACGTAGCTCTCGGTACTGGTACTACTGAAACTAAGATGGCAATGTTGGCTCAAGTAGCTGCTAAGCAAGAACAGATCTTGCAACAGCTTGGACCTTCGAACCCAGTAGTTTCTGTTGGCCAATATGTGAACACATTGCGTCAAATGACCGAGTTGTCGGGCTTTAAAGACTCTAGCAAATACTTTAACGAGTTGCCATTGGATTTCAAAATTGATATTCCACAAAAGCCAACTCCAGAAGAAGTATTAGCTCAAGCTCAAGCTCAAGCAGTTCAAGCTGACGTAGCTAAGAAAGCTGCTGAGTTAGAAATTAAAGAACGTAATGATTTGATGGTTGACGCTCGTGAACGTGAGCGTATTTCTGGCGATCAAGTACTTAAGCGCTACGAGTTAGAACTTAAATACAGCACAGACATCAGTGATCAGGCTATGCAACGCGACATCGCCATTGGCACGGAGCAAACCAAGCGTTCAGCCGCCGTTGAACAAGCAATGGTCGGCTCTATGGCAGCTCCACAACCACCGCAAGGATTAGTATGACCGATAGCTCAGTAGCAGAGTTTTGCATCCGTCTATTGCATTCTGTGACTTCGGGTCACATTATGCATCTTCAAACAAGATCATTTTCTCAGCATATGGCTTTAAATGATTTTTATAGCGGTATTGGTGATTTGGCAGATTCAATCATTGAGGCGTATCAGGGCCAATATGGAATCATTGAAGAGTATCCAAACGGATACAAAACGCCAGGCACCGATCCATTATCTGAGATTTTAAATCTAAGCGACTTTGTTAAAAAACGTCGCAAAGATATGCCATCCGATTCCGAAATTCAAAACTTAATCGACGAAGTACAATCTTTGATCGATTCAACTCTTTATAAACTGAGGTTCCTAGCCTAAAAATGATAGAAGACGACATCAAAAAAGCAGAACAGGCGCGACATCTTTTAGATAACCCACTGCTTAACGAGATTCTGACGAGTTTGAAGAATGCCTATGTAGAAGATTGGCTTTCTTCAGATCCGACTGATAAAGAGAAGCGCGAGCGACTCTACATAGCGGCTCAGGTAGTTGACGACTTTGCCAAGAATATGAGAATTATTCTTGAACGAGGCACGATTACCAAAGCTATCATTAAGAGAAAACAAGACCGAGAAGGTCTGTAACTTCTTTACTTTTTATAAAAGGGATATACAATGTCAAACGAAACCAGTAATCCAGCAGTAGGAACTGGAGAGAATTTTGATGCACAATCAGCTTTCAATTCACTTTTGGCCATCGAAGATGGGGAACAAGAGCAAGTTGAGGCGCAAACCGAGGATGTAGAAGGTACAGAATCGGAAACTGAGGAAGATGCCGAAGCCCTGCAAGCTGAGGAAGAATCCGAGTCTGATGAGACGGAAGAATCTGAGGAGCAAGAAGAGCAACCCAAATCCTACCTCGTGAAAGTTGACGGGGAAGAAGTTGAGGTAACGCTTGACGAACTTCAAAAAGGTTACAGCCGAACCCAGGACTATACGCGTAAGACCCAAGCATTGGCAGAACAGCGTAAAGAAGCTGAAGCCGAATTAGGTCAAGTGCGTCAGGAGCGTGCGTATTACGCTCAGATGTTAGGTGTGTTAGAGCAACAATTGGCACAAGCCGACCAAGCTCCAGATTGGGATCGCCTCTACCAAGAGAATCCTAATGAGTGGGTAAGGCAGCGCGAATTGTGGCGTGACAAGCAGGATAAACTGAATGCCGTTAAGGCTGAGCAAGAGCGTTTAGGCGCAACAGCTAAGCAAGAAGCGGAAAAAGTTAGACAGGAACAGTTACGTTTAGAAGCTGACAAACTTGTGGAAGCGATTCCTGAGTGGAGAGATTCTAAAAAAGCAGCAGCCGAGCGAGCTAAGTTGATGGACGCGGCTAAAGCAGTTGGGTATGCTGATAGTGAACTGGAGCAGATTATGGACCATCGCGCCGTAGTGTTGTTGCGTAAAGCAGCCCTCTATGACGAATTGATGGGAAAGAAATCTTCTATTAAACCTGTTCCTAGCAAGGGGCCTAAAACCTCCAAGCCAGGATCTGCCGGAAGTCAACCCACTAAGCAATCTGAAGCAAAGCAAGCTCAATCGCGTCTTGCAAAGAGTGGCAGCATGAAAGATGCAGCCGCAGCTTTTGACTTTTTCATTTAATAGATAGGATTTAAGATGACTGCTCCAACAAATACTTTTCAAACATACCAAGCTAAAGGTATTCGCGAAGATTTAGCTAACGTAATTTACAACATCAGCCCTGCTGATACCCCATTTATCAGCAATGCTGGTAAAGAAACTGTTTCTAACACTTACTACGAGTGGCAGGTTGACAGTTTGGCTGCAACAGATTCCACCAACGCTGCAATTGAAGGTGACGATCCAACTATCCAAACTTCTAACCCAACATCACGTGTTGGTAACTACACACAGATTTCTGTGAAAACTGTTATCGTTTCTGGTACTTTGGAAGCTGTAGACAAAGCTGGTCGCCGTTCTGAATTGGCATACCAGTTGGCTAAGCGTTCAAAAGAACTCAAGCGCGACATGGAAGTTATTGCTACTTCAAACCAAGCTGGTAATGCTGGTTCTTCAAGCTCTGCACGTAAAACTGCTGGTTTCGAAGCATGGTTGACAACTAACACTTTCCGTGGATCTGGCGGTGCTAACCCAACTTTGTCTGGTACAACTTCTGGTTACCCAAATGCTGGTGCAACTGATGGTACACAACGTAGCTTTACTGAGACTTTAGTTAAGCAAATGGTTAAGTCTGTATACGTTAACTCTGTAACTCAGCCTCCAATTTTGATGGTTGGTCCTGCTAACAAACAACAAGCTTCTACTTTTGCCGGTATTGCTGTTAACCGTTACCAGATCACTTCACCAAAACCAGGTGCTGTAATCGGTGCTGCTGACGTTTATGTATCTGACTTCGGTGAGATCTCAATCGTTCCTAACCGTTTCCAACGCGAGCGTAGTGCATTCGGCTTCAACCCTGAGTACGCTTCAATCGTAACTCTGCGTAACTTCCAACAACTCGAACTCGCCAAAACTGGTGACTCCGAGAAGCGTGAGTTGTTAGTTGAGTGGGGCGTTAAAGTTCACAACGAAGCCGCACACGGTATCGTTGCTGACTTGAACACTTCGTATTAATCTGATGTAAATAAGACGGGGGCCACAAGCCCCCGTTTTTAACCTTTAAGACTATGGCTGATAAAAGACTCCTAGACGTAGACCACTTTTTGGGTCTAAAAGAATACTTTTACTATGACGACGATACTGGCGAGTGCCGTATCGAACAAGTCCAAGATACGACGCATATTATTGAGCAAAATAAAGCTCAATTAGCACAATCAGGCGCTAGAGATAAATGGAAAGGCGACTACATTAAGGTTGCTACAATCCCCATGTCTCTTTGGGCCGATTTAAACGCAAAAGGGATTGTAAGAGATACTGCCGCGTTTAAAAAATGGCTTAATGACCCCGAAAATCGCTTTTTTAGAACGCGTGAAGGAAAAGTATGAAAGTTGCCATTTGTTTACCATGCCGAGATATGGTGAACTCAGGATTTGCTTATGATTTAGCCGGAATGACAGCGTACACCCAGGTGCCGCTGTTTTTGCTTCAATCTCAAGGCACTTTAATCGTCAATCAACGTACTGATTTGATTAGGAATGCCTTAGAAGAGGAAGTAACCCACCTTCTTTTTATCGATACGGACATGAGGTTCCCCATGTCTACGTTAGAGCGTTTACTAGCTCACGACAAGGATATTGTCGCCGTAAACTACCCTACACGCAAGTTTCCTATTCAACCAGTAGCCTTTAAAAACGATCAAACCAACGAACGGGTATACACCGAAAGAGATTCTACAGGCTTAGAATCTGTTGCTTCTGTTGGCATGGGAATAATGCTGATAAAAGCGTCAATCTTTGATAAAATCAAGCTGCCATACTTTATGATCGGCTTTTCGGCTGTGCATCAAGAGTACACCGGCGAAGATATATTTTTCTGCCGGAAGGCAAGAAGCGCTGGTTTTGAGGTCTTTATTGACCATGATCTATCTAAAGAGATCAAACATACTGGCGCCATTGACTTCGAGCAAGAACACATTTGGGCGACAAGGGAAGTCTAATGGCACTTACAACTTATGCTGAATTAAAAACAACGGTAGCTGATTGGTTAAACCGCAGTGATTTAACGGCTGTTATTCCGTCTTTTATTGCTTTAGCTGAATCCCATTTCAACCAAGATGAGCGTTTACGCAATCAAAAATCAATTGTTCGGGCTACCGCTACGTTTAACCAGGAATATGAAGCATTACCTGGCGATTATCTTGAAATGTTAAATTTAACGAACCAAACAACAGTTCCGTTTCAAAAAGTCGAGTTTTTAAGCTTAAACCAGTGGGATGATTACAAGCGCGACTTTACGACGCTTCAGGTCCCAAAATACTACACAATCGTAGGCAATCAATTACAATTATTGCCAGTACCGGGCGCAAGTATTACCGCAGAGATGGTATATTACGCTAAAATACAGTCATTGTCGGATTCAAATACGACAAATTGGCTTTTAACGAATCACCCCGAAGTCTATTTGTACGGAACCTTGCTACAAGCTGCACCGTATTTGAAAGACGACGATAGAATGGCAACTTGGAATGCAATGCTCGAGAAAACGCTCGACAACATCCACCAAGCGGATGATCGTGCGTTGTATGCAGGATCAGTTATCAAAACTCGAGCAAAAGCGTTTTAATTAGGAGATATTATGCAGTCTGAAAAAATTAACTTAGTCGATGCGTCTGATGTGACGATTGCAAAATCTTCTGCTTTAGCTGAAGGCTTAACCGCAACTGGCGCATACACTGTTGAATGTATTGGCGCTGACGGCCAAGTAAAATGGTCTGATGATTTTAAAAACCTCGTTGTGACTGTTGGTAAAAACGACATTCTCGACAAATACTTTGCCGGTTCTGCTTATACAGCCGCATGGTATTTAGGTTTAGTTGACGGCGCTTCTAGCCCAACTTATGCCGCTGGCGACACTTTAGCTTCACACGCTGGTTGGACAGAAAACTCAGGTTACTCTGGAAGCCGTAAAGCTCCAGCATGGGGTAGCGCGTCAGCGGGATCAAAAGCAACTACAGCAACTTCTTTTTCTATTAACGCTTCTGGCACAATCGCTGGTGCATTTATGTGTACTGCTGCAAGCGGCACTTCTGGTACTTTGTACTCAGTTGGTAGCTTTACTGGCGGCAATCGTATCGTTGCAAACGGCGATACATTGAACGTAACCTACACAGCTTCTGTTTAAGGAAACGCTATGTCTTTCAAAACTGGTGATAAAGTTAAGTTTGTAACTCCTGTAATCGAAGGTGAAATTGTTGGTGCTGCGGTAGATTCCGAAGCTACTTTACTTTTGCTAGTTGAATATCAAGCAGATGGTCAAACTCAACAGCGTTATTTCAAGGCCGATCAATTAGAAGCAGTTTAATAGGGGTACAAAACTATGGCCCTCGTTCTAGCTGATCGCGTCAAGGAAACAACAACCACAACTGGTACGGGCACTGTCACGCTAGGCGGTGCAGTTACGGGCTATCAGTCTTTCGCCACAATCGGTAACGCTAATACAACTTACTACGTTATTGCCGGTCAAGGTACCGCTGAATGGGAAGTAGGCATTGGAACTTACACAAGTTCTGGTACAACCCTAAGCCGTACAACAGTTCTAGCTTCTAGCAACGCTGGCTCTTTAGTTAGCTTTTCTGCCGGCACTAAAGATGTCTTCGTAACTTATCCCGCTAGTAAATCCGTATATTTAGACAGCGCCAACTACAATACTGCTTCCGCGCCTCAGCTAAATGCTACTAATGGTTTAGTCATGAATTCAGCAACTATTTCTACGTCGGTTGTAATTCCTTCCGGAACCAATGCGTCAAGCATAGGCCCAATGACAGTAGCTAGTGGTCAATCAGTAACCGTGCCTTCGGGCAGTAGATGGGTGGTACTATAAATGTCAACTAAATTAAAAGCCGGTACAACCACAAGCGGCGCAGTTCTTGATGCGGATACCACAGGTATTTTAGAAATTCAGTCGGGTTCTACATCAACTACTGCTATTACTGTTGATGGTTCACAGAATGTAGGTATTGGTACTAGTAGCCCTACACAAAAACTTTCAATTTCAAGCGGTGCTACACCTAGAATTTCTATAAAAGACACTAGAGCATCTGTAGAAATGCAAGTTCTTGCAGACAATGTGGCTGGATATTCAGGAACTGTTACAAACTATCCTTATATCTTTGTAACAAACAACGCAGAACGTATGCGTATTGATAGCTCTGGTAATGTAGGTATTGATACTAATAGTCCTAGCACTTATGGAAAGTTGGCTATTGGCTTATCCGCTACTGGCTCTGCTACTAATAATGTTATTGGTATTTATCAATCTGCTGGTGTAGATGCAGCAACTTTACGAATTGCTGGTTTTAATTACGCAAATAATGTGCAAACAGCAATTGATTTTATTCAAAACAGTAGCACAAACTTTCAGTCACAAATGACTTTTAGTACTAATGGTGGTGGTGGAATTGTAGAGCGTATGCGTATTGACTCTAGTGGTAATTTAATGGTTGGTGGTGCTACAGCATATCACGGTGGTGGAATAAGTATTCAATATAATCCTGCTGCTCCTCAACTATATTTCAACAGAACTTCAACAACAGGAACGACTTATCCGTGTGATTTTTCTAATGGTGGAACAAATGTTGGTTATATTGCTTATTCTAATACAGTAGTGGTTTATGCAACTACTTCCGATTACCGTTTAAAAGAAAATGTAGCACCTATGACAGGTGCATTAGACACAATAAGCAAACTAAAACCTGTTACATACAACTGGAAAGTTGATGGTTCTAAGTGTCAAGGTTTTATTGCCCACGAATTGGCTGAAGTTGTGCCTGAGTGTGTTATTGGTGAAAAAGATGCAATGCGTACCGAGCAATATGAAATTTCACCTGCTATCCCTGCCGAAGTTGATGAAGATGGCAAAGTAATTAAAGAAGCCGTAGAAGCTGTTATGGGCGAGCGTGAAGTGCCACAGTATCAAGGCATTGACACTTCATTCTTAGTAGCAACATTAACTGCTGCAATTCAAGAACTTAAAGCAGAATTTGACGTACTTAAAGGAATTAAATAATGGCTTACGGAACAGTTAATGCCGACGTAATTGGAACAAGCGTAGCAAATACTTCGTTAGGTGCCGGTAATGCTTCTTTAATGAAAAACCGCATTATCAATGGTGCAATGGTTATTGACCAAAGAGGGTCTGCAGCTACACCAGCTAATACAGGGTATGCAACAGATAGATGGGCAGTAAACTATACAACAATTAACAAATTTAATGCAGGGCAATCGACATCTGCTCCTTCAGGATTTATCAATAGCCTTGTAGCAACATCTTTGTCTGCATACAGCTTAGGTTCTGGCGATACTTTCTATATGGCTCAAGTTATTGAAGGGTTAAATATAGCCGATTTAAATTGGGGAACTGCTTCTGCTCAGACTGTTACAGTAAGTTTTTGGGTAAAAAGCTCATTAACTGGGACTTTTGGTGGCGCTGTAATTAATAGTGCTGCAAACTATTCTTATACGTTTAATTATTCAATTGCAGCTGCAAATACTTGGACATATGTTTCAACTACTATTCCTGGCCCGACAAGTGGAACTTGGTTAACTACAAACGGTTCTGGTATTACATTAAGATTTGGTCTTGGTACGGGCCCAACATATACTCAAGCTGCTGGTTCATGGGGTACTGCTAATGCTGTTCAGCCATCTGGAAACGTATCTTTAGTAGCAACCAATGGCGCTACTTGGTATTTAACAGGCGTCCAGCTCGAAGTAGGTAGTTCTGCTACTGGTTATGAGTATCGTCAATACACTACTGAATTGTGCTTGTGCCAAAGGTATTATTGGAAATTTTTAAGTGTTGATGCTTTTGCAACAATGGGTGTTGGCTCTTGTGATGCCCCAACAGGGGATGAATGTCTTACTTATGTAAAACTTCCAGTAACTATGCGGTCACAGCCAACTGCTAATTATTCAACTTTAAGAATAGCAGATGGTTCTGTTGGGCCAGCAGTTACAAGCATTGTAAGCACTCGTAGCAACTACAATAATCTTGGAATTTATTTTGGTGCGTCAAGTGGTGGTTTAACTTTGGGAAGGTGTGGAATTGTGCAAGGCAATAATTCTACAACTGCTTATATTGATGCTTCTGCGGAGTTATAAAATGTATAAATTAACAAGAACAACTGTCTTATACCCTGAAATGTCTAGCATAATCCGCACTAGCGATGGTGCTTGTATTCCGCTTGACCCTGACAATACCGACTACGCTGAATATCTTAAATGGATTGAAGCTGGTAACACTCCACTTCCTGCTGAGGAGCAAGCATGAGTACCATTATTAACGGCACAAGTAGTGCTATAACATTTCCTGATAGCTCGGTACAAAACACTTCAGCTATTGTTAGTGGATATGTACCTTATGCAAACCTTCCTGCTGGAAGTGTTTTACAAGTAGTAAACGCTACTTATGCTACAGAAGTTAGTTCATCTACAAACACTCAAATTGCTACTGGGCTTACAGCTTCTATAACACCCAAATTTTCAACTAGCAAAATCTTAATTATTGCTAACTTAAGTGGTGTTTCGCATACAACCGGCAATACATCTGTACAGGCATATCTACGAAGAAACACTTCAAATATGCTATTAATGTCTCTTATTGCAGCCGCCAATGATGCTAGTTCTGGAGCTAATACAACGGACGTTGGTTCGCTATCTGTAACGTACCTAGATTCACCAAATACTACTTCGTCAACATCCTATAATTGTACGTTTGCAAGTCAGCAAGGAATTGCTGCTGCTTATGTCCAGAGATATGGCGCAACATCATCGATTACTCTTATGGAGATTGCAGGATGATTTCCCACGAAATAATTTATAAATTAAATCCTACTGTAACCAATATTTATGGTGAAACTGCTTACGATGCTGAAGGTAATGAAGTAGCTTACGACAAAGACGCAGTAGAAGCTTATGTAGCTTCACAGGCTTATGTTACTAAAAGACAAGCTGAATACCCCGCCATTACTGACCAGTTAGACACTATTTTCCATAAAGGTCTAGACGCATGGAAAGCACAGATCCAATTAGTTAAAGATAAGTACCCAAAATAATGTTTGGTTATATTCCTTTTTCGGCTAATAGTTTCTCTACTGCGCAAACGGTAGGGATTATTTCTGCCGGAATTACAGAATCAGGATCTGCTTCTGACGCTATTACAGCTAAATTAGCTTTTTCTATGAGCCTTTCAGAAGCCGGTTCAGTTTCTGATGCAATAGCTTGCGTTATCTTGATGCCAGTGTCTATTGCTGAAGCCGGAACCGCTAACACCACTCAAAGTAACGTAGCTACTTTAACTGCGGTTAGAACAGAAGCCCTTACTGCTTCTGACGCTTTAGCCTATCAGTTATCTCTAGCCGCAGCAGTTTCAGAATCGGGTACCGCTACTGACTCGTCTACCCCAACTTTTACCTATTTTGTAACAGCCAACGAAGCCGCCACGGCTACGTCTGCGCAAACAGCAATTGCTACTTTATTAGCCAATTTAACAGAAACAAGTACTGCTACAGATACCACGACAAATACCGCTATTTTTGTAGCTCAAATAGTGGCTTTAGGCAACGCAATCGACACACCTAGTAACACAGCCGTAATGTTAGCAAACCTATCTGAAGCGTTAAACGCGCAAGATTCTATGACCCGCAGATTACTGTGGGAACCAGAGCCAGATTCTGAATTACCAACTTGGTCAGCTCAATCTGACGTTACAACAATTTGGGTCAAAAAGGACGAAAATACCGGAATTTGGACTATAATCAACCCCGAAGGCTTACCCCCACAATAGAGGCAAGAAATGGCAGATACCACCACCACCTACCTAGGACTGACTAAGCCAGAAGTCGGCGCGTCTACAGATACCTGGGGAACAAAAACAAATACTGACTGGGATCTTGTTGATGCCGTATTTAAGACTGATGGAACTGGAACTTCAGTAGGATTAAACGTAGGCTCTGGCAAAACTTTAAGCATTGCAGGAACTTTAAAACAGTCTGGTTTTACCGGAGGTATTGTTCCTTCTGGCGGTATTATTCTATGGTCAGGTGCTATTTCAGCCGTTCCGACGGGCTGGTATTTATGTGACGGTGGAAATTCTACTCCCGACTTACGCGATCGATTCGTTGTAGGTGCCGGATCTTCATATACAGTAGGCGCAACAGGTGGTGCAAATACTGTAACGCTTGATACAACGATGATTCCAAGCCACACCCATAGTATTTCGGGTTCTGGCACGACTAGCACAGTAAGTAATGACCACAGCCATAGTGGGACTACTGGCACAATGAACAGTAATGCGTCTCACAACCATAGTA